AAATTTAAAAAGTGGTAAATCAGATTTGGAATTATTAAACGATTTATAATGATAGAGAATATATTATTTTTATTAAAAGATACAGACTGCAAGGCAGACATTGTACAATTAGCAAAGGGAAAAAATAAGTTTCCAAATAGTTTTAGAGAATTAATTACAAGACAAAAGCAAGAATTACAATGGAAAAAATAATAGTTGATTTAGAAGTTAAATCTGATAAAGGTGTAAAAGAGGTTAAAAAACTAAATAAAGAAATCTCTAAAACAGGTAAAGAAGTTACCAACACTAAAAAGGAGATGAAAGAAACCAATAAAGAAACAACCGCTTTAGGTGCGGGTGCAGTTGGTGCTTTTAATAAATTCAAAACATCTGTATTAGGTGTTGTAAAGGGTTTTAAATCTTTAAGGTTTGCTATAATTGCAACAGGTATTGGTGCTTTATTGGTTGGTATTTTAGCGGTTAAAACTGCGTTTACAAGTTCTGAAAAAGGTCAAAATAAGTTTGCTAAACTAATGGGGGTTATTGGTTCAATAACGGGAAACCTTGTTGACTTGTTAGCTAATTTAGGGGAAGGTATTATATCTGTATTTGAAAACCCAAAACAAGCATTAATCGATTTTAAAAATTTAATTATTGAAAATGTTACAAATAGATTTGAATCAATTATAGATACACTTGGGTTCTTGGGTAGTGCTTTTAAAAAAGTGTTTAGCGGAGATTTTAGCGGTGCATTAGAAGATGCTAAAAAAGCGGGTAGTTCTTACGTAGATTCTCTTACAGGTGTTAAAGATAGCATTGATAAAGTAACTGAATCAACTAAGGGTTTTGTAAAAGAGTTGAAAAATGAAGCTAAAATTGCGGGTAATATAGCAGACCAAAGGGCAAAAGCAGATAAATTAGAACGTAATCTAATTACAGAACGCTCGGAAGCCAATAGAAAAAGAGCAGAATTACTTGATAAAGTAGCGGATAAAGAAAAGTTTAGTGCAAAGGAACGAATAGAGTTCTTAAAAGAAGCGGGTAGAGTTGAAGAAGAAATAACTGAAAAAGAAATAATATTAGCAAGGTTAAGGCTTGAAGCAAAAACTGCTGAAAATGCACTATCTAAATCTACAAAACAAGACCTAACAGATGAAGCTAATTTAAAAGCAAGACTAATAGACTTAGAAACTGCAAGGTTAACAAAAGCAAAGTTAGTTACTGCACAAATAACAGGTGCAAGAAGAGAGCAACAAGCATTAGAAGCATCAGATGCTAAAGCAAAAGAAGATGAACAAAAAGCAAAAGATGATGATAAAATATTAAAAGACAAAGAAAAAACAGATAATGAAATTGCAAGTGCAAAAAGTTTAGCTGACTTAAAAAACCAAATAAGAAATGCAGAAGCAATAAGTGAAGACGAAAAAAGAGCATTAGAAATAATAAAAGTAACTGAACACTATAACAAGTTAATAGAACTTGCAACTTTGAATGGTTTATCTACGGTTGACTTACAGAAAGCAAAAGGTAATGCAATTTCAAACATAAGCAAAGTAACCTCAAGCAATGAAATTAAATGGGAGCAATTAACACAAGACCAAAAAGGTGCAATTGTATCTCAAGGGTTTAGAAATTTATCAAGCATATTAGGTAAAGAAAGTGCAGTAGGTAAAGCGTCTGCAATAGCAAGTGCAACAATAGATACCTATCAATCTGCAAATGCATCATATAAATCCTTAGCGGGAATACCTGTTATCGGACCCGCTTTAGGTTTTGCTTCTGCGGGTGTTGCAATTGCAAGTGGTATTAAAACAGTAAAGAAGATAGCATCAACAAAAATACCTTTAGGTGGTGGTGGTTCTGCTCCTTCAATATCAGGTGGTGGTGGTTCTGCTCCAAGTATTCCGAGTGTACCTCCCGCATTTAATGTTGTCGGAGCAAGTGGAACAAGTCAATTAGCGGATGCAATAGGCGGACAATCACAACAACCGACAAGAGCATACGTAGTTTCTGACGATGTAACTTCTGCTCAATCAATGGATAGGAATATTATTGATGGTGCTTCAATATAAAATACAAAAACAAACAAAAAAAACATTATATAATTATGAGGATAATAGAATTAATTTTAGATGAAGACGAAGCAATAGGAGTTGAAGCAATTTCAGTTGTTGAAAACCCCGCTATTGAATCAGATTTTATTGCTTTAAATAACCAAGAAATAAAACTTGCAGAAATAAGCAAGGAGAAGCGATTGTTAATGGGTGCTTTATTAATACCAAAGAAGCCTATTTACAGACGTAATGGCGAAGATGAATATTATGTATTCTTTTCTGCTGATACTGTATTAAAGGCATCCCAAATGTATTTGCAAAATGGTAACCAATCTAATTCTACTTTAGAGCACGATGGCAAGTTAAGTGGTTTAACATTGGTCGAAAGTTGGATAGTAGAAGACAAGGCAAAAGATAAGACTGCTTTATATGGCTTAGATGTTCCTGTTGGAACTTGGATGGGTTCTGTAAAGGTTGATAATGATGAGGTTTGGAACGAGTATATTCTTACAAAAAAATGCAAGGGTTTCAGTATTGAGGGATATTTTGCAGACAAATTAGAAAGACCTAACGAAGAACTAAAAGAAGATTTATCTAAAGACGAAAGTGTAATAGAGGAACTTAAAAAACTATTATCATAATGAGCAAAGCAGTTTATTGTAAGTGCAAAAACACTTATTCTATCGAATGTAAAGACGAGCAAGATTGCAAAACCCCTGATTATTGGAAACAGGGTATTGGCTCTATTAATAAAATAGATGAATAGCAAAATACAAAATATTAACTAAATTTTATTATATAAATATGAACACAAAAGAAACACTAAACAAAGTTAGAACCTTACTCGGTATTGAAGTAAAGTTTGAAACAATGAAACTTGGTAATGGTGCAGTCTTAGAAGCAGAAGTATTTGAAGCGGGTGCAGAAATTTTTGTCGTTGCAGATGAAGAAAGAGTAGCAGTACCTGTTGGAGAATATGAAACAGAAGATGGCAAAATTATTGTAGTTGCAGAAGAAGGTATTATTGCGGAAGTAAAAGATGCAGAAGCTAAAGAAGAAGAAGCACCTGTTGAAGAAGAAGCAGTAAGTGAAGAAGTAGTTGAAGAAGAAATGGCAACTGAACAAGCAACACCTAAAAAAGTTGTGAAGTCAATTAGCGAAGAAACATTCTTTTCTGAAATTGAAAAACTACGTAACGAAATTAACGAACTAAAACTTTCTAAAACTGAAACAAAAGAAGAAGAAGTTAAAGTTGAATTATCAGAAGTTGAAGGAATTTCACACAATCCCGAAGCAGTAACTGAAAAAAAAGAATTAAACCTTTATTCTCAAAAAGGTAAAAGTACAGTACAAAGCAGAATTTTTAACAAATTAAATAAATAAATAAAATGGCATTATCAATAACGAGTACTTATGCGGGAGAATTTGCGGGAAAATATATTTCAGCAAGTTTACTAAGCGGTAACACAATTGCAAACGGTTTAATTGAAGTAAAACCAAATGTAAAATTTAAAGAAGTTTTAAAAAGAGTTGACTTATCAGGAATGATTGCAAACGCAAGTTGTGATTTTACAGATGCGGGAACAGTTGCATTAACTGAAAGAATCTTAGAGCCAAAAAGTCTACAAATAAATTTAGAACTTTGTAAGACCCCTTTTCAATCTGATTGGGAAGCAATTTCTATGGGATATTCTGCACACGATGATTTACCTAAAACATTTTCTGATTACTTTATCGGACTAATGGCGGGTAAAATTGCAGAAGCTACTGAAAACAGTATTTGGAGTGGTTCAGCGGGTGCGGGTTCATTTGATGGATTCTCTACAATATTAACTGCGGCAACTTTGCCATCAGGTCAAGACATCGCAAAAGTAGCGGGTGGAGTAACTGCATCAAACGTAATTGATGAATTAGGTAAAGTTGTAGATGCAATTCCTTCTTCTTTATACGGTAATGATGACTTATTAATGTATGTTTCACAAAATGTATTTAGAGCGTATAAACGTGCTTTAGGTGGTTTTCAAGCAAATGGAGTTGGAGCAAATGGAGTAAACGGACAAGGAGCAAATCAAGATATTGATGTACAATTCTTTGATGGTGTAAAAGTTGTTTCTGCAAACGGTTTAGCAGATGATACAATGGTTGCTACTTTAAAAACTAACTTATATTTCGGAACAGGTCTTTTATCAGATGCAAACGAAGTAAAGGTTTTAGATATGGCAGATTTAGATGGTTCTAAAAATGTTAGATTTATCGCACGTTATACTGCGGGAGTACAGATTGGAGTATTAGAAGACGTAGTTTTTTATTCTTAATCACTAATAATTAAATAATATTAAAGGGTAGGTGGTTAATCTGCTTACCCTTTTTTTAATAACTTAAAACATAAAACACAATGGCTTGTACATTAATATCATCAGGAAGAAGTTTAGCCTGTAAAACATCCGTAGGGGGTTTAAAAGCAGTATATTTTGCTTCTTTTGGAACTTTAGGAGCAATTACAGAAGTAGCGGGAGAGATTACCGCAATAGGAGGAACACCTGACTTTTACAAATACGACATTAAAGGAAGTTCTTCTTTAGAAACTGCAATAAATAGTTCAAGAGAAAACGGAACAACTTTTTATACACAAACATTAAATTTAACTTTACCTTTTTTAGATAAAGCAACACAAGAACAAATCAAGTTATTATCTACTACAAGACCGCACGTAGCGATTGAAGACTATAATGGTAATTTCTTTTTAGTTGGTTTAGAGAATGGTGCAGAGGTAACAGGTGGTACAATTGTATCAGGTGGTGCAATGGGGGATTTAAGCGGATTTACTTTAACATTAGAAGGTCAAGAAAAAGCACCCGCTAATTTTACAGTTTCTACTGTTGTAACTGCAAACACAAGTGCAGTAGTGATAGACCCGAACGCATAATTTAATTAGTAATTGGTTTATTTAAAAAGGCATTCTTAATTGAGTGCCTTTTTTTTATATTTTAAATATTATTATTGTTTCATTTTATTAGAAGCGTAATCTACCTTTCCGTTAATATGGTTAGCTATTACACCTGCAACTCCCCAACCTTCCGTTTTTCTTATAAAGTGTTTAGGTGATTCAGTTTGAATAAAAGAAGTTAAGCTATTAAATAGTTCTTCTGTTAATTCAATTTTACCTAATTTATAAAAATCTGTTTTTTTCCAAGAAGAACTAACAAAGCCTTTTGAAGTAGGTATAAATACATCTAAACCATTAGAAGTATCACAACCTCTTACATTGCCTTTACCATCAAGCAATCCACCTATAAATATTCTTGTTTGGTTAAAATACAATTTTATATCTGTAAATCTACTTCCTTTAATATCCTTTACTTGTTCTAATCTATTTAATAAATCTGTGTAAGTTGTCATAATATTTGTTTTTGATTATGGTGTAAATATACAACCTATATTTAGTTATTAAATACTTTTTAACAGATTTTAACAAAACTTTAACATTTCATTTTGTTTTTTTAGTTAAATAAATAAAAATTTAAGATAAAAGTATTATATAAGTATGAAACATTTATTGCCAACTACTAACACACAAACTTTAAAGATTATACCAAGAGTATATTCGGTAAATGTTATAATAAAGTTAAGAGATGATAGTACTGATAATGAAGTTTCTTTTGTACTTCCTAAAGCAGAGATTAAAAAGAATTATTTAGAACTATCTAATATTTTTTCTTTAAAAGAAGGGCGTTTTTACGATTTAAAAGTATATGAAATAAGAGGAAGTTATAAATCATTTAAAGAAAGGGTAATTGCATTAAGTGGAACTTTTGAAAATAACACTTGTTTATTGACTTTTTTACAAGCAGAAGGATTAGTTAATACTACTGATTTAGATATAATTTACAGAGATAAAATATTTTGTACAGACCAATCAACAAACCAATCTAATAACGAACACTACACAGTTAATAAAGATGTGTATAAAGAGCAGAATGGTAATAACGATTTTATAATATTATGAGTAAACACATAAATAAATACAGAAAGCCAACGGTAGCTAAAACACAGAACGAATCTAAAATTAGTTTTGTTAATTTAAGCACATATACATCTCCACAAATAGTTGAATCTAAAAATAAAGAATGGGTTGAATTTGGTGCAGATAATAACTTTTTTCAATTCTTAATTGATAAAGCAAACGGAAGTGCAACATCGGGTGCTTGTATTATTGGTGTTTCTCAAATGATATATGGTAGAGGTTTAGATGCAACGGACAGTTCAAGAAAACCTGAATCTTACGCAAGAATGATTTCTTTATTTAAAAAAGACGTTGTAAGGAGATTATCATACGATTTAAAATTGGCGGGTCAATGTGCAATACAGGTAATTTATTCAAAAGATAAAAAGACTATTGAAAAAGTAGAACACTTGCCAATTGAAACATTAAGAGCAGAAAAAGTTGGTTCAGAAGATAAAGAGATACAAGCGTATTACTATCATCCCGATTGGGCAAATGCAAAGCCAAGCGACAAGCCTACGAGATTGCCATCTTTTGGGGTTTCAGATACACCAAAACCAATTGAAATACTTTATGTAAAGCCTTATGAAGCGGGTATGTACTATTATAGTACTCCTGATTATGTTTCGGGTATTCAGTATTCAGAAATAGAATCAGAGGTTTCTAATTTTCATTTAAACAATATTAAAAATGGTCTTGCTCCTTCAATGTTGATTAATTTCAATAATGGTATTCCTGATGAAGAAAAGCAAACTTTAATTGAAAATAAAATAAAGCAAAAATATTCGGGTAGTTCTAATAGTGGTAATTTCATTTTGAGTTTTAACGATTCAAAAGAAGCACAAGCAGATATTACACCCGTTCAATTATCAGATGCACATAACCAATATCAATTTCTTTCTGATGAAGCACAGAAGAAGATAATGATTTCACACCGTATTGTTTCGCCAATGCTTTTGGGTATTAAGGATTCAACGGGGTTCGGTAATAATGCACAAGAATTAGAAAATGCTTCTGTATTAATGCAAAACGTTGTTATATCTCCATTTCAAGACCTTTTAACAGATGCCTTTGATAAAGTGTTAGCATTTAATGGTATTGCTTTAAACTTATATTTTAAGACCTTACAACCTTTACAATTCTTAGATTTAGATAATGTAAAAGACGAAGAAACAAGGGAAGAAGAAACAGGTGTTAAAATGAGTAAAGGCGATTTATCTGATGAACAATTTGAAGAAATTGAAAACGGTTTAGATGGCGAATCAATAGACGATGAATGGGAACTTGTAGAAAAGAGAGAATATGACGAAAAAGCAGAAGACATTGAAACTTGGGCAAATAGATTAGTAAAAGAAAAGAAGACCGCATTGCAAAAACTTGCGGGGTTTGTAAAATCAGCACCAAACAAAGAAAGCAAATTAGATAAAAGTTATTATAAAATAAGATATGAATACGCTGAAAAATATTCAAGTGGTAAGTCAAGAAAGTTTTGTAAAAATATGATGTCAAGAACTGCAAAGGGTGTTGTTTACAGAAAAGAAGATATAGCGGATGCGAGTTTTAGCGGTGTAAATAAATCATTTGGGCATAAAGGACAGAACTATTCACTTTTCAGGTTCAAAGGCGGGGTTAATTGTGGACATTTTTTTAATGAAAACCTTTACAGATTAAAATCTAAAACTGAAAAGTATATTTCAAAGGGTAAGGAAGTAAATGATATTCCTTCAAGCTATACGCCAAAAGGAAAAGAGTATAAAGAAGCCAAAATTGCACCAAAAGATATGGCAAATAACGGACATCATCCAAATTATAAAGGTTAAGATATATGGCAACTGCATTATTTATAAGTAGAACAGACTTGGTAAAAAATACTATCATTGATGGTAATGTTGATACTGATAAGTTTATACAATTTATTAAAATAGCACAAGAAATTCACATTACTAACTACTTAGGGAGTAAATTATATGATAAAATTTCTGCTGATATTGTAGCAGATACTTTAACAGGGGATTACTTATCTTTAGTAAAAGATTACATTCAACCTATGCTTATACATTTTGCAATGGTTGAATATTTACCATTCGCTTCTTTTCAGATTAAAAACGGAGGTGTATTTAAACACAGTTCAGAAAGTTCTGAATCAGTAAGTAAAAGTGAAATAGAATTTTTAATACAAAAGCAAAGGGATTTTTCAGAATACTATACAAGAAGATTTGTGGATTATATTTGCTTTAATAGTGCAAAGTTTCCTGAATATTTGAATAATAGCGGTTCTGATATTGACCCCGATAAAGATGTTAATCCTACAAATTGGGTATTTTAATGGCAACATACAAACCAAAAGAAGAAAATATAAGTCTTTTACAGACGTATTTAAGCAAGGTAAAAACTAAAAAATAAGATGGCAAACAGTATTAATTGGGGGAAAATATATAAAACTACTTCTTGGGGAAACCCAATAAACGGTGGATGGGGTACTGTATATTATGAATACGGAGATTCATTATTCCCTGTTACTTTGCATTTTCAAGAAAGAGTATTAGCTGACGGTGGTATTTTCTTAGATAAAAACTTAGAGTGTGTTAACGTTATCTTTGATGGTCAAGAGGGTTCAATTCCTGTTATAACATTGATAGGAGGTAATATAAGCTTTGAAGCGTGGACAGGAACATATACTGATAGTGGAGCAACTGCACAATCCTTATTATGGGGAGATATAACCTCTGATATAGTTACTACTAATAATGTTCAGATTAACGTATCAGGATTACAATACGTAAAGTATAATGTAGCAGATGAGTTAGGTT